GCTTCCAGCCTATTTTCTCCAAAGGTTTCTGCCATCCAAATCGACCATCAAACGAGGCAAACGAACAGCCTTGCAATTTTGCCCATTCTTTCACATTTTCAGTCATTTGTAAAATTTCATCTAATTCGCCGCCCGCAAGGAACACATGCAAAGCCTTTGTGTTAGGATATACCACGATTTCAGTGACAATGCACCCACGCTCTGCAGGCCAGAGTTGCATCTTTCCAGATCGTATGCCCGCGCATACTTCATCCCATGTATTGTGGCCGCCAGAGCGCTTTAAAGCCTGCTCAATCCAAGGCCTGCACTGGAATAGAATGTCTATGGGCGTATATGCATTCATCCGTGCATCCTCGTTATGTGCAGCGTTGTCGCTGGTGCCGCTGGACTAAACGCAGTCGCTGCAGATGCATCTAAAGAGCCTGACGTGCTGTCTACTGCCCACATGACTTGCAAGTAATCGCCAGCCGAAACATCAAACTTTGCAGAACGCGAAACAACGACAGTCGCATCATTCTGGTGCAACGAATAGATGATTGTATTATTCGGCGCATCCGTACCATTCAAGCGTGGCCAGAAGTAAAATTTCACCGTGCTAGCTGATGATGACGCAATCTGTGCTGAGAACATCACGAGATACTCGCCAGCCTCGTCAAACACAATCTTGCTATTATCTGTCGCATCACGGTCTATGCCGACATTCCCTGTCGGTGCATCATATGTGATGGCATATGCTGTATTGATTGCTGCTGCTGTCACGTCTGTTGTACGGTAAAAAGATGCGTGGCCATCTTCTAGGATGATCTGCGTAAATACGCCATCGCGCGAAACGACAGGATACTTTTGCTCACGATCCCATAGAATGACGCCATCTTCTGCCGCGCTATCATAGTCACGACGGTGCGTAAGAAAAGAGCGCGTCCTGTTAATCCACGCGCTAAACTTCTCTGCCCACACCTTAAAGTCTGGCCCTATAGGTGGTGCGCCGTACAAACTCATCGCCTGCTACCCTCTCGCGCATCTAGCCTCATAATACCGACACGCCAATCCGCGGCCTCAACGCCCTCAATGCGCATTCTGACCTGACGACCTTGGAAGCGCACAGGCGTTGGGTTTGCTGTAGAATATGGGCCGTTTTCTGTTTCTTCTGCGTTAGGATAGTTGCGCGTCTTAAACTTCAACTGAGCATCGCCCTGCGTCTTTTCATCAGGGATGACCTCTTTGACTTTCATCAGCCTGTCGCCTGCGCCAATAGATATTGGTCCAGTTTCTGCATATGGCGTCGCGCCATCGTAATCAAAGCCGATCTCATGCTCGTAAACGATACCATCACCGCCGATCATCAAGACATTTCTGAACGCGCCGCGATCTACTCCGCTAGTGCGCTCAAGATCGCCTGTTGTCCATACACCTTCAACATAGTCAAACGCTACATACTTATCGCATTCGTCGCTGTCTTGAGATTGGTAGAACCACCAGATTTCATTCCACTGTGAATTTACGACTGCCTGCACCTTAGAGGCTTGGTCATACTGCATATTACTGAACACATAGTCTCCAACCTCGCACGGCACTTCACGCACCTGACCGCCAGAATAGACAAAGAAGCCTCTGCGTCCCATCCAGAACACGCCAGCGTCAACAGATGCATATGCGCCTGCTGCAATCAAACCGCATGATGTACCGACCCGCTCAAAGCCGTACACAAAGGGTGGCCCCTGGTATGTCATTGTGTGGCAGTCTTGCGTTGTTAGAATAATTGACTGACCGCGCGTCTTAACGGCTGCTAATATTTCACCTGTGGTCTGCAAGTCAATATCACCAGCTTGGTTTGTAGCTGCTGGGGACCAAGTGTCATAATCCTCCTGATCTGACCATGCCACGCGGCGATTGTTGTCGGATGCATCATCGCAGCCCAGCGCAACAAGAAAACGCTCTTCTGTTACGAATGCACCCGCACAACCTGTTGGCGCGTTTGATATTGCTGTAGCAGTAGCTGTCGCCAAATCCCATGAGTAGATAACGCCATCATCTGACGAGCATGCAATAAGCTCCTCGCCCCAGTTGTCTAGCGACCATGTAGTTGCACGCTCAATTGCACCAAGGTCAGGACGCGCAACACCCCAGCCAAACAAGCCCCAGCCGCCAGAACCCCAGCCAGTGTTGATTGTTGCGTGAACACGCCCAGTTGTAAGTGCTGCTGGCGTAATGTCACTTGTGACACTACTTTCTAGCATCGCAACAAGGCTGTCATGTGTGCCAAAGGCCGCGTAGCGCGACCCATCGTTTGTCATCCAAGAATGTGCGCCACGAACAACGCCACCTATGTCAACAGATGCGTTGCTGCTAGATGCCCTTGGCCTCCACCCGCCTACTGGACGCAAAGCATCTTCGTGCCAGCGAATGAGGTTTACGTCACGCCAGCGACCTTGAGACATATACTCAGTGCCGTTTCGGTATGCGCCTTTTGGTATTTGCAGAGGTATTAAGGGCATCGCCTTTTCCTTATGGTTTGGTAGGCCAATCGCTATCTGCTAAGTGAGGCCAGTTTGCATTTGACGTGATGTCACGCAATGCTTGACGATATGTTAGCATTTCTGACGTCATAGAAACATCAGATAATCCATAATAATCTGTTGCGCCTAATAAGCTGTTTCGCTTGGCGCGATTGATGCCTGCGATCTTTTCATTGTACGCAGCTATCTCATCTGCTGTCTTATCCTGCACAGTCCAGCCCAGCGTCCATGTGCCATCAATCAAAGTCGGCATTGAGTTCTGAACAGTTTTTTGCGTCTTGGCATCGTATGATGGCTCATCAGCTACAGTTACACTGTATGCGCCATATTGGTTCAGAGTTTGCTCTGAGATGCTTCTTGGGAAAGAAATGTTTTTATGGTCACGGCGAAACTGCCCTAGACCGTATGGGTAGGTTTCTGCCGCACCATTTGATACTTTTACATAAGACATCGTTGTTACTCCTTGGGCTTATGTTGTGAGTGTATATGTCGTTGTGGTGATGCTTTCAGTCTGCTCGCTTAGCGTTACCGACGAACTTGTTAGATCGCCTGTGATGCTTGAAAGAACACCGTTATTTACGGTCAATACTTCTGTTGCAGATGTCTCCGTATAGCTGCGATAGTCCCAAAGACCACCAGCAAGGTTTTCCTCTATACCATCCCCGTCTGGCTGTAGCTTGAAGAAAAATGCTGGGTTAGAACCTTCATTTGTCCGACCGACAATCAATATGTTTTGTGTGTTATCCAGACCAATTCCAAGAGGGTAATCGTAGTCTGCAGTCATCAACTGACGCCCCCATTCAGTTGATCCATCAGCGCCATTTATTTTTAAAACTAAGACTTCTGATTGTGCGCCGAAACCAGTGTAATAAGTGACGATCAAGTCATCTTTACTGTCTACGACTGACTTTCTCGCGCCTACTGCATCATCTGCTGATGATGTTAGCTTTTTCTGCCACTGCAATGTGCCGCTGGAATTAAACTTAGCGAGCAAAAGAAAGTTGTCGTTATTAGTATCAGCGCGAACACCTGACAAAAGAATATTGTCGTTGCTATCCACAGAAGCAGAAAAGAATGCCTGCGTCTTGTCGTCTGTTGAGTAATCCCCAAGAAACTTCTGCCACTGCAACGCACCATCGTTATTGTATTTTGCAACCAGAGCCTCGCCGCTATCTCCCTGATCGCCGTAAGTGTTAGACCCACAAACAATAACGTTATCGCTGCTATCAATAGCAATGCCTCTAATTTGTGTCGTTACGTTGTAGGCTGGGGACGAAACATTGCGCAGCAAGAACCGCTGCCACTGCAAAACCCCGCTTGAATTATATTTGCAAATAAAGCCTGCATCATAGCTTGTGTCGGGGCTTGATGTCGCAATGTATCTCTTGCGGAGGCCAGTGATGAAAACATTGTCATTACTGTCAACAGCAACGCCGCTTGGCTCAAGCTCGTCATCTGCGCTCAGTTCTCGCGTCCACTGCTGAACGCCGCTTGAGTTTGTTTTTAAAAGTAAAACGGTATTGTCGGCATTTAAGCCGCCGCTATCATAGCCAAGGAGATAAATATTATTACTACTATCTACAGCAATCCCACCGTCATCTGGATCAGTCTGACGTGCGGTTGCGCCATAGGATTTTGAAAACTGTAAGTCCCCATCTTCATTGAATTTTGTTATGCCAAAAGATGGACCGCCGAATGCTGAGTTGGTGACGCCAGCGATTACATTGCCAAGGCTGTCGCCAGTGACGCATTCGCCAACACCGTTTGTACCAGTTTTCATAACAATCCAGTGCGGCTTCTTGCCATAGTTTGGATCGCCAGATGCCTTTAAAAGCCGACTTAACACTATTCAGAACTCCCAGCCCAAACACCGTAAAGAGTTGATGATGCCTTAAAAAATACAATTGTATCCTTTGCCGATAAAGCAGGTGCAAAGTCGCCAGACACCGAAATCCATGTAATCGGGCTTGGGAAGATTACATTGTAGTCCTCGCCAGCCGTAAGGATCAGCGTCATGCTTTCGCCATCCGACAAGTTATCTGTGAATGTCACATTTGCTGTCAGTGTCTTTTCTTGGATTGTGCCATTGTTCGGATCAAGCGACGAGCCTGTTAAATCATATACAGTCTCAACAATAGCATTCGCAAACTTAACATCACCATTTGCATCTGCTGTGACCGTTTTGCTTGCCTCTGACGTACCTAGAGTTGTTATGTCGTTGTAGTTTAGCTCCGCAGCCGTTGCGGTAATGCCAAGAAAGCCTAGTGTTGTGTCATCAATGATAGAAGCAACTTTTGCACCTGTGCCAGCGCCATCGCAGTAAAGGATTGCGGTTTCGTCATTCAAAATTGTGATTGTACCGCCAGTGCCATCGCCCTGCTGGAATGTAACGTCATAGCCGCTCTCGTTATCAACCAAATAGAACTTTGACGCATCATTAGGGCTGATTGTGATTGTGCAATTTTCTGTTGCACCTGATAGGTACAGCACCCGATGCATCCCGTCAGTCAGAGCATCTCCAGCCGTTCCGTCTGTTGTACTTAGAGTGTGCGCTGCGCCAGAGCTTGACAAATCAATCGTGCCAACACCGTTTGTCGCACGGTCTATGATGTCAAAGTTGCGGTTGGTGATCTGACCCCATGTGTCCGTCTTTTCACCGTCTGCGATCTTCTCAATCGCGTTGTTGGTTGTCCAAGTGCTTGCCATGATAAATTCCTTTACTTGGCTGTACTATATCTGTTTTGTTGGCTTTCGTCTACTTTTAGGGTTTTACGGGCCAATCTTCATCAGCCAAGTTAGGCCATGCGTCTAAGTCTGATAAATCTCTTAATTCTTGACGATATGTTGCCCATGCAGTTTTCGCCTCATTCGATAGAGGGCTATCGTTAAACTGCGTCCAATCGCTGTCGGCTAATAGCTGGTTGCGTGTGGCGCGGTGCTGCTCTGCAAGTCGAATTGGAATTTTAGCTTCGTATGCTGCTTGCGCAGCGGCCCGTTCAGTAAGCTCGGCTTCTGTTAGCTCAACAACCTGACCATCTACATATTTGTAAGTAGGCATCCTATTTCTCCAATGTGTAGTATGTTATTGAGCCAGTAGCCGCAAACGTTCCTGAGCCTTCTGGCTTAAATCTTATTTGATCTACAGGTGCGCCAGTTCCTGCGTTTCTGTTTAAGAAGCCGCCACCATAAAACTGTTGCGCATCGCCACCGTTGTTTACGGCGCTCGTTTGAAACTGACAAGTTTGATAAATAGTATCGTAAGGATTGAATACATCAATATACCCATTTAAACTTTTTTCATATGTATCAATACCGCCATTGATACAAAATCTAATACCGTCATGGGCAGCGTCTGAGTTTACCGTGGCTGACGTTATTGTTGATCTTTGCCACAGCAAATGAAACTCGTAATCGCTTACACCAGTGAGAAAAGTTGACGTTGCTTGATCTCTAAATTGAATTATATATTCATAGCCTTCTGCCGTTCCGCTTATACGGTTCAGCACAAAACGGTGCGCTAGAATGTTTGAACCAGTTGCAAACGTAAAGTCCACAGAAGCTGTAGCGTTTACAGTGATTTCTGTGGTTGATTGCAATACATAAGCACCACCCCCTGCATCTGCAAAGCTAAGAACGCCGCTTCCGTTGGTGGTTAGAACCTGACCGCTTGTGCCATCTGCAATTGCCGCTGCAGGCGCAGTAGAAAATACAGCCACATTACCAGTAGCATCAGGCAAAGTAATCGTGCGATCAGCCGTTGGGTCAGTTACCGTTAATGTGGTTTCAAAGGCATCACTTGTTGAACCTTCAAGTATTATGTCTCCAGCCACTCCTAAATTTGTAACAGAAAGGGTTTTTTCACCGCTGTAGTCAGTGCCACTCATGACCGCAATAGTTTCACCGTCTACTTTGAAATTTAAGATTGTATTATTTTCAGTGTTGCTTGGGTCTACCTCAAAATCCCATAAGTCAAAGCCATACGCCCCGAATTGAAATGTCTTTAACTCTACTCTACTTTCGCCGCTGTTAGTGCTATTTAGCTTCAAAGTAGCCGTGTGGCTTTCGTTCTCCAAAACGCCAGCAGCATCAATGATTGCTGCCGTTCCAGTGGCATCAGGTAAAGTGAATGTGCGATCTGCTGTTGGGTCAGTTACTGTTAGCGTAGTTTCAAAAGCGTCAGCCGTAGAACCCTCAAATATGATTTCAGTATCAAATGTATTACCGCCGCCTGCATCTGCCCACTCTGCCGCTGTTGCGCCTGAGTTTACAGTTAGAACCTGACCCGCTGTGCCTAAAGACGCAGGAATATTTACTGCAATATCGCGCCCATCTACAGTGCCGCCGACTGTAATATTGCCCGTGACATCAATAGCAGTCAGCGCAGTTGTGCCTTTCAGCAGACTTTCAAGCGTATCAAAGTTGCCATTTAAGTAGCCGCCCCAAAGGTCTTCATCATCGCCCACAGTCGGTTTGGCAAAGTTATATGTTGTTGTGTAAGTAACCATTATGCGGCCTCATTCCATGTCACAGAGTTTTCCGTTTGCGGCGTCCATGTGTTTTCTACATCTATCGCAGCCGTCCATACGTCAGTCGGATCAGCCTCTTCTAGCCACTTCAAGTCACCAGAAGCTGTAAAGGCGGTAGAACCTGCGATGACCGACGCTGCGTTTTGAACGTCACTGCCAGATGCAGTAGATGCCAGTGTTGCTGATATAGAAGCAGATGCAACTGCAATTGTTGCGCCTACCGCGCTAACGGCAAGCTCTGGCTCTATGCTAATCGCAATGTTTCTCTCACGCTCCACCGAGCTTGCAATGCTAAGCGCTGGCGTGACTGAAATACCAGACGTGGCGATGCGAATAGCGCCTGCTGTGGCTGTCATAGTAGGTGTGGCAGTGGCAGACCCAGAGGCGTTTATCGCGCCAATCGGCGTCATCTCTGCAAGCACTGAAATCGGAACAGTGCGCTCAACAACGCGCTCATAGTTTACGCTGGTGGTTGCAGCAGCAGACACCGCTGCGCTGTCTTGCCTAATGACCTCTACAGATACAGATGTAGTTGAAGATGCCGCAAGTGTCGCAGTGGCATCAATAAACGACCCATCTAAGCCGTAATACCATGATCCATATAAACCACTGCCATAGGCCATTCGTCAGACCCTAGTTAAGTGTTATGTCAAGATCACCGCTTGGGACGCGAAACACATCGCCTGTCTCAATCGTCTTGCTTGACGTAAGAGCAGCCCACGCAAGAAGGTTGCCAGCAGATGATGCATCAAACACGCCCACATGCGAAACTGTGCCATAATTGGCTGTCGCAACTGGAAACTCAATTGCAGCAGAATTTGATGCTGTGTCGCCGCTAATCGTAAACGTAACTGACTGACGCGCATATGCACCGCCCGATACCTCTGTGCCGCCACCGCTGTCAGACGGTGCAGCCGTAAACAATGCCAAATACCAAGCAGTCGGGCGTGTGCCGCCTGACGCAGAAAATGCCCACTCTAGCACCTCTGTTTCTAAATAATCTGAAAAGCTCATGTTGATCTCCGATTTAACTGTGTCGTTTATACACTATTTCAATGTGTTTAGTAAGATGTCACCTTCATACGCAAAGCTGACGTTGAGTTTTTGGTGCGATCACTTGAGTTATTCAAACTTTGCACAGCCGTGCCATACAAACCAGACCAAACTTGAATGCGCTCATCGTCGCCAAGGTAGGGCGCAGCCTGCAGCAAAGAACCATACAAATACGCATCAGGCGCATCGCCTAAAAGCCAGTTTGATGTTTGGCTGTCAGAGAGCGCTGGGATTTTCTGGTAGTACACAAGCTCAGTTGTGTATGTCGCATCAGGCGTAGGGAATACCTCAAGGCTTGAGCCGATATACGCAAAATACTTAGGGCGACCCGCTGTATTGATGTTTTGCTCCCTGCGAGCAATCAAGTCATCTAGGCTTGTCATCTCTAGGCGATAGGTGTCGCCTGATGTAATGCTAAAGCGAATTGTCTCCAACCAATCAGCAGGCACAGCGCTGTACTGGCTGTCTATGTCGCCAGTTGAGCGCTCGACCATCTTGTAATGCCGCACAGAGCGTTCCATCTGATGCTCTGCAAGACTGATGAAATCAGGAATAACGCTTGTAAGATCATCGCGGTTCAGCCAGTTGGCTATCGCTGTCTTTAGTTCTGCATAGGTTGTAATAGCCATTACCACTTAACCTTATCTGCCCAATATGCGGCGCTCATCTTGCCCTTGGCAATGTTTTTGGCGTGCCTTGCCTTAAACGACTTAGCGCGTTTTGTCATAGTCTTATCACCAGTTTTGCCCTGCTGACCAAAACGGATCGTCTTAACCTGATCCCCATCCTTAGCCACAACCACATGTGACTTAGTCTTGTGGCTTGGAGTGCGCTTGGGTTTATTATAACCCGATACTCCAGCGCGGGCGAGGCGGGGGTCTTTAGCCACGTGGATAACGTCCTGTCATTAAGTATTCCAAGTAGTCTGCATAATCCTGTGAGAATACAGGCGAAACCTTATCGCTGGCAGCAATGCTACGCGCCAGCGAAGGAACAGTTGGATTGTAGTTAGTCATTGCAGGTACGGCCTGATTACCGTTCAAAAGTCCAGCAGGGCTATCTTGAGTAGGCGCTGGTGTGCTATACCCTTCAATCGCAGGCATAGACATATTAGGATAATCAGATGCAGCGCCCGCAGAGCTAGGAGTTGTGTAACCCTCAATTGCAGGCATGCTCATGTCTGGATAGCCCGCCATCGGATTGCGGAAGCCTGACGCGCCTTGTTGATCGCGTGTATCAAACTGATCTGCAAGCAAACCACGCTGACGGTTCATTTCAGTCATTGCAGCAGAGCTACGTTGATCTGGCGTAATAGCTTGCTTCAGGACCTCAGTCACAGCCTTAGTCGCATTTGTATCAGCCGCAATGCGCTCAACATTATCCTGCGCTTCAAGTGGCTTAGCAAAGAGATTGCCCAGCATAGACAGTAAACCACCGCCCTCAAACTTATCACCAGATGCGCCAGCGCCACCACCATCAAGCATATCCATCAAGCCAGTAAAGCGCTTGCCTGTA